CGATACTCAGCAGGCTGCCTGCAATGCCGAAGGTGGGCTTTTCGGTCAGCCCTACAGCCGTAGCCGTGCCGCCTTGTTCCGTAGGCTGCTGCATTGCAGCAGCGTCAAAGCTCAGCTCGTCGCCGTCACTGTAGCCCACGATGCGTTTCTCTATCGTGTAGTAGCTGCTTCTGTTCATGGTCTTGTTGGCAATGCTCTCGGTGCTCTTCTTCGTTACGTCCGTAACGCTCACCTCTACCGTCGGGTTGGCATTATCCCGCTGATAGCATGCCACATCAAAGCTGACAGTCTGGAACAGCTTCACCTTACCGTCATTGTCGTCGTACCAACGGGCTACGACAATGGGTTTGTCATAGTCGCTGACGCTCTCACGCTGCTCTATCACCATGACGGCCGTGTGGAGCACGTTGCCCTGAAGGCCGCTCGCTACGTCCGTGCCCTGTATTCTCAGAGGGTAGGCACCATGGCCAAGGCCGGTAGGGTCTATAGTAACGTTGTGGGTATAAGTGTCCTTTACAAGCACGTCGTCCAAGGTCTCCCAAGCGCCGCTCTTGTATATCTCTATCTTTGTCTGTATGCCCTTGTCGCTCGCATTGTGGGGGAAACGGTACATCGGGATACTCACCTTCTGACCGCCGACCTGCAAGCTCGTGTCCTTGGTGTAGTTCAGCGTCTGACTGCTCTCAACGGTAACGTCAACGGCTATCAGCTCCACATTCCTTGTGGCGGTCTTGCCAGTAGCGTCCGTGGCTACGGCTTGCAACTCGGTACTGCCCGCGTTGGCGGCAATGCTCGACATATCAAACTCGAAGTTGAAGGCTTTCAGCGATGAACTGCTCGCCTGATTGGGCTTGAAGCTCGCAACTACGGTCTTCGTCGTCCTGTTCGTGAAAACTACGCTCGCTATCTTGTTGTCCTGACTGCTGCCGTCGGCAAGCTGGGTGACGCTCCTGATGGCTGCCTTCAGAATGGCGGTACCACCGGCACGCACATAGAACGGGTCGTCCTCAAAGTTGATGGCTACAGTCGTGCCTCCGGTGCTGCCGCTGCCAGTGCCTACGGCAAACTGCGTCTCTGAGAGTACGTCGCCGCCCTTGCTTTTCAGCCGCAAAGCAACGCTGCCCTCGCTTTCCTCGGCTTCAATCTCAGTGGGCACTGCCTTGTAAGCGCCGCCCGTGGAGAATGCGTCCTGACCGCCGTCCTCCATCGTGTCGCTGGTCTTCACCTTGCTGCCGCCGCCAAAGTCCTGCCATAGGTCAGCAATCCAGAAATCATCGGTCAGCGCGCTGTCGCCCTGATACTGCTTGGTCTCAACCTTGTTAGCCTCCGTAGAGTAGCTGATAACCAAGCCACGCTTCTGGTAGTTCACGCCCGTGCTCTCCTGATAGGTCTTCAGGGCGTTGAGGGCTGTGCCTAACGTGTAGTAGCCCGTCTGCAAAGGGATAATGGTGTCAAGGTCTATAACAGCCTCCGAGCCTTGCACCATGCTGCCGAAGTCCTTCCAGTTATCTGTGTCATACCAATAGGTGTCGTCGGTGCTCATGCCGATGTACTGGTAGGTCTTCCACGTGCCTTTCTTCAGCGCAAAGGTAATCATTAGTCCAAGTGCGGCCTTGCCGTTCCGCTTGGCTACATGGAGCGCACTGTTAGAGGTATTCTCGGTATCGCACAGCACATACGTCCTGCCGTCGTTCTCAACGGTAGGATTATAGATACTCGCTGCGCTTGCCTTGGCACTGATAGCGACGAGCTTGCTCTTGGTCGTGTCATAGCGGTAAGATAGGTTGTTGGCTCGGTCTACATAGATGACGGTGTCCGTAATAATCTCTTCCTTCCATGCCCAGGTCAGTTTCTCCGCTCCAACACCGCCGGTAAGCTTCGCTATGTACAGCTTGCCGGTGGTCTCGTCGTAATATCGGTTGTTGCCGTTTGCACCTGCAGTTGGAACGTTGTCGCCCGGCTTCACCCATACGTCTATCCATACCACCTCTGGAGGAATTTCTGGCAGGAAGTCCTTCGGGACAAGACAGTCAGAGCCCAAAGGCGCGACACCGTCTCCAATTCCTCGAAGACTGTCATTCACAATCTTCACCACGGCTTCGCTGAGGTCAAGGACAGACTTCGACCAGCCTGGCACCGTATGATCCTCGGATGGTTGCGCGAGGTAGCCGCTATAAGTCAGAAATGCCACATCGCCTTCGGAAACAGAAATCTTCGTTTCTTCACTGCTTCCGTCATCTTCTCTCTTCGTCATTATACCCGTGCCGAAATGGGAGTAAGTGCCTGCTTGGGTGGCTATATAGAATACATCCTGAGACGGAGTGCCAGGGTCTGTCTCCGGGGTGGCAATGCCCATGAACCGGTAACCGGCTTGTGCAAGAGCGTCTATATTGCTCTGAAGCAACGCTACCGCGTCAGCGCGTGTTTTGGCCTCAGCGTCGATGTTACCCTGCAGTGTGGTCTGCATGCTGCTGTCTGCGTCTGCGCGAGCCTTAGCCTCAGCGTCGATTTTCCCCTGCAGTGTTGTGTCCGCCTGCTTGCGCTCGCTGGTCTCCGTGCTGAGGTCACTTGTCAGTTTGCCGATTAACCCGGTATTGGCGGTAACGCCGTTCTGGGCTGTCGAGATGTAGTTGTCCTGTGTCTCGTTCTTTGTCTTGATGGCGGCTATGTCATTCTTCATCGTGTCGATGTCGCCGCTCATGGTCTGTACTTCCTCCAAGTACTGCTCAACGTCAACGGTAACACTACCGGCTGTCTTGCCGCTGTCTACCCAAGAGCCACCGTTAACGTACCATAGCTCTCCGGGCAACGTGCCGCCAACAATGGCCCAGCTGCCGTCGGGCAAAGTACCGTCGGGATAGGTCTCGCGCAACTTGGTGATGTCGGTGAATACACCCTTGTTGGCTCCTTTGATGTTCTTTGCGTCAAGCCAGCCCTCTACCTTCAGGTTGTGACCGACCGATACACTGCCTTTGATGTCTGCCTTGCCGCCGACATTCACATTACGGCCTACGCTAACGTCGCCGTCTATCTGTTTTGTTGGTATACTGCTCATTTGTTTACTGTATTAAGTTCTGGCTAAGTTGTGCCATGGCGTCCCCCTGTTCCTTCTCGCCTAACACATAGAAAGAAAGGGAAGCTATCATATACACAATGGCATCGTGGCAACGCTCACAGATGTCTATGCCTTCGTCGCTGTCTATTTTAGGTTCTGGAAGATAGACTGCCTTGACTATCTCGGCGGTGTTGTCCTTGCAGGAGAAAAATTCCAACGCCTTGCCCTCAGGACGGACGCTGATGGCGCACACGGGAAACTCGGTATTGCCACGGATACCGCTAAACTGGCTCCACTGTAGGGCGTATTCCTCGTCTGTCGGCGAGATAGCCTGAAAAACGGGACGCTTCCAATCGCTCATCTGGAAGACCATCAACCGCATAAAATCAGATGGGAGCAACGTCCAGCCGCAACCTGTACGGTCTTTACCTTGCTCCCAATAGATGTTGTCACCAAAATTGTGACCGTTCTCAAGATAATGGAGTGGGGCTTGAAGCTCTACTCTCCTCGCTGCGTCAACGATACGGCTCTTGATGATGTCGTCAACGCTCAGCGTATCTACATCACCAAGACCGCGCAATGCGGTACTGGTCATGTTCTTGTCCATGACAATACGCACTTCCCGCATGAGTGTGGTTAATTGATATATCATACCAGAAGTCGTTCATATCATGTTATTAAATACCTTCAAAAGAGATACCGTTTGCCTCGGCGGCATCAACAATCTTTGCTCGGCTGCGAAGCTCTCTAACAGCTATCCCGCACTTCTCGTTGAGATAGGTCTTGGCATCGTCAAGGCTCGTTACCTTTACGATGAGCTTGCCGTCTGGGGTGCGTTGTTCGGTATCATCGTCATTGCTGGCGACTTGCGGAGCTGCTTCAACGTCTTCGCTCTCGTCTGACGTAGATGTATCGATGTCTTCGTCATCGTCATCGTCGTCGTCATCGTCGTCGGAAGAGTTAACAGGATGTTCAGCAGCTTCTGCATGCTTGGGGAGCTTGTCTTCGTCCTCGTCGGTCTCTACAACGCTAAGGAGCACGATGCGTTTCTTCTTGAAAAAATCACTGTGCTCGATGATAGTCTGCTGCAAGAGGTCTTTGGTAACGTACTTGGCCGGGGTGTTGCCGTAGCTTGTAAGTATGCCACCCGTGAACTCTATACGCATGTGAGACTTGCCTACGGGAATGTTGCAAACCCATTCCATAAGGCCGCGGACTCCGTATGTCTTGATTTTCTTCTTTGTTGCCATCTTCGTTGCTTGTTATTTTTGTGAAAGGCTGACAGGCGCAAAGGCCCGTCAGCCCTTATCGGTTATTCGTTCTGTACGCCACTGCTAAGCAGCGGCGGCTTGGTTACAAGAGAATCTCACCGGTGTACTCTGTCCATGCCTTGCCGTCATAATACCACAGCTCGCCAAGGGTAGCACTTGTGGAAATGCCCTTGCAGTCCTGCATGAGATAATAGACGGGGCTCTTGGTGCCTTCGGTGGTCTTAGGTGCCTCTGCGCTGTCCCACATAACAAACGTGGTGCTGTCTGCATTGGCGCCTTCGCCCTCACCGTCAATCCAAATGTGGCAGGTGCCTTTCAGACCAAGACCGTCCCAAGCAATTACACTCTCGCGGCTTGCCTCTTCACCCTCAATCTTCTCAGTGTCGCTGCTCTCAGGACGATAAACGTAGTGTACAAGACGGTTATCGCCTAAGAGACCAGCGGAGTTAGAATAGCCAAGACGGTCAAGGGTCGGCTCACGCTTGAACTGCAAGTCGCCAAATACGGTGTGGATATTGGTAACCTTCCAGCCAAGCTTGTTCGTCTGCACGCTAATCTGTACCTCCGGGTGCTTGGAGAAGTCGATGCACTGGATATTCTCCAAGAAGTTCTTACCACAAAGGGCAAGACAGGTGTTAGGTACGTCCTCGCCAGTGAAGAACATCTTGGCTAAACCTACAAACTGCTCGTAAGTCCACTTGCCGGTGTGCTGAAGCTCCTTCTTGAACTGCCAGCGGATGCCCTCGGTGGTGTACACGTCCTGTGTGCCTACCTTCTCGGTTTCTACAACGAAGTGACCGCTGCGGCTCACCCACAGCGTGCGGTTGCCCTTGCGCTTGAAGTCGGTAATCATTGCCTCGGCGACAACGGCCTTGGTGAATGGGATACGCTTCTTCTGTGCGTCGAAGTAATCGCTCACTACCTGTGTCATGCCGCGCTTCTGCAACTGAATGATGGTAGGCTTCGGCAAGACAAGACTTGGAGGTACAACCTTCTGAGTCTCGTACATGGCATTGCCCAAAAGGTCAATGACCGTGCCGGATGGAATGGCCGGTACCTTGCTGTAAAGGTCTTCGGCACTGTCCTTCTTGCCGTTGACGGCTCTGACAACTGGGTTGCCGGTCGTGGTGTCCTTGCCGACAACCCAGAGCATGAGGTCTTTGCCCGGCTGCTCAATGCCTGCCTCTGAATAACCGTTCACGCCACGCACACGGAGCGTGTCATAGGCATGGACGATGGGCTGGTCCTCACTGCCAAGGGGAAGAACTACCTGCATGGTAGTACCGGCTTCAACAGCCTTGACGGTGGTAACGCTGCTCTTTGCCTCGTCAATCATGTAGTGCTCTACCTTCGGAGAGGTTGCCTTAACCTTCTTCGCCCTCAGCATGAGCTGCATGAGCGGGGTGTCGTCACTGTTAAACTTGAATAGTTCGTCGTCGATGTCCGTCTCAACGAAATTACCGGGGGCGATGCCACCCGTTGCCTCTGCGGCTGCACTCACGGAGGTGGATGCACCGCCTACCTGAGTCTTTAATCCTGCACTACCGGCTGTTGCCTGTGCACCGCCGGTGGCTACTTGTACTGTCTGTTCTGCCATTGTCTTTAATGTTTTAATGATTTTCTAACCTATACTCGTTTCTACAAGTCTGCCATTGCCTATTCCTCCCGTGGCACCGGCAAGAGAGCTTACTGTCGCACACTGTCCGCTAACGTGACAGCGAATACCCGCCGTGCCTTTTGAAAGGAGGTTCTTTCTTGGCTCTATAACTTTCACTTCCATAGTTAGCATCTCTGATTTGGAGCGGTTTTTTGCTGCTGCATCGTAGCGCCGTCCCGTGCGTCGCCTTACAAGGCGGCGTGTATGCCTCACGTTGTGTGCCTCGCCTTTCCAAGGCGAGGGCCCGTTTGGTAAGGCTGGGCTCGGTAGGTCGCTGCTCTGCAGCGGCTCCTCTTTATGTCTGCGCCTCTTCTGCCAGTGTGAAGATGCTCGGCCGTCTCGTCTGCTGCTTCGTGCCTGCACCATTCTTGCCTGCAAGGTTGGCGGTACCGTCGCCTTTGCTGCGCTGCCTCAGTTTCTCCTGTATCTTGGTGTTGCGTCCGGCTACCTTGCCCTCTTCCTCGGCGGCGGCTACGTCTGCGTCGTGGTCCAAGGCGTTCAGTGCCATCAGGACGCTTTCCTTGCTGAACTTGCCAAGAATGCCGTCCTTCATGATACCGACAAGAAACTCCATCGCACGGTCGATGTCGTCGTCTGACAGACCTTCCTCCTGCTGAAGCTGCTCTATCATCTGGCGGCTCGCGTCGATATTCTTGGTATATTCCTCATCATACTCCTTCTCCTTTGCCACACGCTCGGCAAAGTCCTTGCTCGCCTGTGCAAGCTCCGCCTGCTTGTCAGGGTCTTTAAGCTCATCTACGAAGTCGTCACCAAACATCTCAACCAGTGCCACAGCAGGGTTCTTACCGTTCTTCCAGTCGGTGAGGAACTTTGCGCTGCGTGGGTCGCTCGTGAAAAGGTCGGAGAAGGCTTTCTCTCGCTCCTTGTAGCCGTTAAGCTCCTGCGCGCCGGCATCGTAGTCGTCAAGCATCTGACCGTACATCGACTCGTCATCGTCAAAGCTCTTGTCCGGATAGCGTGCCTTCAGACGTTCAAGGGCCGTGTCACGTCTGCTCTTTGTCGGAGGGGCTGTTACGCCACCACCTTTGTTGTCGTTTGCCATATTTACAGTAGTTTTTATGGGTAAGCCGCAAATAATGCGGACAATGCCATTTTATTTGCCCAAAATTAACGCTTAAATTTAATTGTGCAAGTTTATCTTTATACAAAAGAAATTATTACCTTTGTGCAGATAATCTATTTTCAGCAACATTAGGCTAAAAATGAAGCATTTCGGCTCTATCATGGAATGCGCTGAGGAGAGAATTGCTGACCTCATGCAGGCATACGACGATTATATTTCGTCGTGTGCTTATATCCGCATGCCTGATTGCTACGAGTTCCTTGCCTCTCAGCCTGCGCCTCGCTTCTATGTTTCTGACATCAGGGCAGCAATTGTCGTGTCGGCAATGATTGACAAACGAACAAAAAGCTACAGGAACATGAGACCGCTAAAGCGGGAGATGTTTCGGGAGATTTACCGACGGGTCGTGAAGATGAGAAAAAATACGCCGGGGCTTTCTGTACTCGAATGTTGCAAACAGGTAGTGGTGCAGCCAGCACCGAAATTCTATATCAGTGCTAATACTGCAAAGTGTATAATCTGTAAGAACCGTGAAGAATGGAAAAGGAAAAAGTTGCGAAGACTGAGGCTGCTGCCATTCTGAAAGAGAATGAGCATAGGCAAGCGGTTATTCATGCCGTATTCAATCCTGTCACGGGGCAAGGAAGTGTGGGAAGACGCGTCAGGGCTTCTATCAGCGACTTCCCGATAAAGGAGCAATGGCTGCCAAAGGCTATGATGAGGGTGCCGCTCGTAAGGCAGATTGTCAAGTGCGGCTCTATTGCTAAGTTCCTCAATGAGTGCATGGATATCGACACACCTACAGAGGACGACGTGCATAAGGTCGTGGAGCAGTTCGTGCGTATTCGTTGCAAGCACGACTTCCCCTTCTGGGCGGCGATGTTCGTTTATATCAAAAACAAAGGTGGAGGTCCAGACGTGCTATTCCGGCTCACGCGTCCGCAACGTAAGCTCGTCGAGGTTCTGGAGGGTATGCGCACGCACAACATGCCGATACGACTTATCCTGCTCAAAGCAAGGCAATGGGGTGGCTCGACGACAATTCAGCTATACATGGCATGGTTGCAGCTCGTTCTTAGGGTCGGTCTCAACTCGCTCATCATCGCGCATCAGGGAATGGGCTCGGATGAGATTATGGATATGTTCAACCGTATGATGGCTTCATATCCTGTCGAAATGCTGCACAAGCTCGGGGAGAAATATGATGATAATGAAGAAACTTTCGTAGGGGTAGGAAAGTCGGGAGCTATCAAGCGTGTGCCACAACGCAACTGCAAGATTAAGATTGGTACGGCGGAAAGGCCTGATTCATGTCGTGGTGGCGACTACAACCTTGTGCATCTCTCTGAGGTGGGACTATGGAAAACGACTGATGGGAAAAAGCCGGAGGACATCGTGCGCTCGGCATGCTCAGGTATGGTTTATCGGCCTTACACAATGGTGGTCTATGAGTCAACGGCTAACGGCACGGGCAACTTCTTCCAGCGTGAGTACGACGCGGCAAAGGCTGGAAAGTCTATGTTCAAGGCGCTCTTCATAGCGTGGTACGACATCGACATCTACACCTTGCCATTCGCGTCAGATGATGAGAGGGCTGACTTCGCAATAAACCTCTGGGAAAACCGCAACAACCACAACGTCATGTCAGACCGAGAGGAATGTGGAGCGTACTTATGGAAGTTGTGGACGTATGGCGCAACACTGGAGGCTATTCACTGGTATGTCGTCGAGAGGTCGGGAAAGAACTCGCACAGCGTCATGGCTTCGGAATACCCGTCCGACGACATTGAGGCGTTCGTCAACTCGGGCTCGCACGTCTTTGATGAGGCTCTCGTTGATAAGTTGAAGGTGGGCTGCCGTCCGCCTAAGTTCATCGGTGATGTCTACGGTGATAAGGATGAGGGACCTGATGCGCTCAGACATGTGCGCTTCTCTGAGGATAAGCAAGGGCTGTTCTGGATATGGGAGAAGCCGGACATTGACCCCGAAGAGGTTATCCGGCATAGGTATCTCGTTACCGTTGATATTGGAGGTCGCTCTAACAAGGCGGACTGGTCGGTTATCGTGGTATTCGACCGACTGTACATGATGGACGGGGACAAACCGGTCGTCGTGGCTCAGTGGTACGGGCATATCGACATAGACCTGCTCGCATGGAAGGCAGCACAGATTGCAGCATATTATGACAACGCGCTGCTCGTCATTGAGAGCAACACACTGGAGACACACGATAAGGAGCGTATTGTTGATGGAGACCAGTCGCAGTTCATCCTCAACCAAATCAAGGACGTGTACGACAACCTATATGCACGCAAGCAGTCGGAAGAGGACATCAAGGAGGGTGCACCTCGCAAGTATGGCTTCCACACCAACGTCTCGACAAAGCCGATGATTATCTCCACACTCGTGAAGGTTATCCGTGAGGGTCTGTACGTTGAGCGTGATGAGCGGTGCCTTGATGAATACAAGACGTATGAGCGCAAACAGAACGGTGCCTTTGGGGCTATCGAAGGAAAGCACGACGACCTGCTAATGACACGGGCTATAGGTCTGCACATCTGTTTCTTCGAGATGGAAACGCCTAAGGCGGTGAAGCGGCATGCCTCCATTGTAGGTGTACAGCGCTCGGCGGTATCTGCCGCTACTATATAACGGCATATCGGTACAACCGTATCACTGGAATAACGGTATCATAGGTACAAAAAATGCGAGAGGCTTCTCACAAGTCCCTCGCATTTCGTCTTTACTCCTAAAAACAACCTTTTACTAATAAAGAAACTAACCTAATTCAACCTTAATGACTAAACCTACGCCACTGCAGGTAGCTCCGTCCCGTGCGCCGCCTTACAAGGCGGCGTGCTTGGCTCGGTTCGGTACGCCGCTGCTGTGCAGCGGCTCCCTATCCCTCTTGTCCGCCGTTGCCCATATACTGCCCAAGCATCTGCATAGCCTTCGGGTCGGCTTGCGCCTGTGCCTGCTGCATAATCTGTGGGCTGACACCATCAGGCATGCCGCCTTGCTTCACCTGCTCCTTCTGGCTCTGTATGCTCTGCAGCAAATCATCGGCAAACGGAAAGTCGCCATACTGCAACAGCTGCTCTACGCTGATGGCTTGTGCCTGCCACAACTGCATCAGGAAGTCGTTGGCTATCTGACGGTAGGCCGGGGTCGTAGTGCTCTCGCTGATATTCAGGTCGAAGTCAACGTCCCGTATCTTCTTCGGGTCATAGACAATCTGCGCTCCTGCCTTGCCGGCAATGTTGAACACGCGCTTGGTATCGTAGAACTGCTGCATGTTCTTAACGTCCTTATACGCTCCGTCCCTGACAAAGTAGCTGAATGCCTCCAACAAGTCCAAAAGGCTTGTCGTGGCATTCTGCGTCTGCTGGTTGTAGAGGGCTGCCGACGTGCCCGAATAGCCGGGCTTGCCCTGCAAGGCTCCGTTGACGCCGCTGATGTCCTCAAAGAACTTCAACTGCAAGTTCAGTAACTCGCCGATGCCGATGTTCGTGGCGTTCGCGGCTATCTGAGTGGGCAACTGACCGCTCTTGCTCGGCTTGAACACGATAACGCCGTTGACCTGGGTCCAGGCATCGGCAAACTCCTGAGGATCGTGGTCGCCAAGGCAGTCCTCTGGAATGAGAAGTACACCCTTGGCGGTTGCCCTTATAACCCAATCATATAGAGTGATGAGACGGTTCGTGTAACGCTGCTGGTCGATAACATCGGCGACAAAAGAGTGAATCTCTCCATCTATAAATGGGTAGGCCTTGAATACATAGGGATGACTGCCGTGCTCAAAAGGTGTCTCACCTTCTTTCAGAATGTCGCCGAACGGACTGAGGTAGTAGAAGTACCAGTAGTCGTCCATGAACCAATCCGCTTCGACGAGTGGGATTTCATCATCTTCCATGCCGTTGGCTCTGCCAAGTTCCATGCGTTCCTTGTTTACCCGTGTAACATAGTAGTCGAAGTCCTCAACATTGATTTTGAAGATGTCTCCGTTTTGATAGTCATGGCAGCGGTACCTCGGCTTCTGTTCCTTGCGCCATACCTCGATAACTCGACAGCGGCCGTAATCTCTTGGCACAAGGAAGTCGGTGTCGGTGTTGTTGCTGTAACCGAAACTGGCCATGGTAGTGGAGATTACCTGCTTGTCGGTGGCATAGGCGTAGATGTCATGCAGCTTCTGATAGTCCTCAGGGCTCTGGGCAAACTGCTCGCACAACTCGCCAAAGCTGATGTCATGCACCTCACCAAGACAGCTTACGTCCCAACCGCGGAAGTCGCGCATGTTGTTGTCGATGAAGAAATTGTTGGGCTGTACATAGTCCGTCCAGCAGTCTTCCTTGCCGTTACGCCAGCCGTAGCTCTTGCGGTGAACGATGAAGCCGCTAATAAGAAACTCTTCCATCGTGCGTGCGTCAACCTCGCTCATGCGGTTCAGCTGACGGTTGCACTGTAGGATAGTGCTCATCGTCTCACCAAGCTTCTGCTCGTCTCTGTCTCGTGCCGTGCAGGTAGGCTCTTTCGACTGACTGCGGAACACACCGACAACATTCCTCACAAGTCGGCGTATCATATTATTCTTCAATGGTACGTTGCCCTGCTTCTTGATGTACTCGCCCTCGCTCATCTTCTTGATGCAGCCGTCTTCATTCACCGTAACGATGTCGTCCCACTGATAACCGTAGGTATAGCGTTTGTTGCGCTCTCGTTCGCGGCGGAAGTCGCTCATCTGGTTCCAATAGTAGTTGGCTTCCATGAGCACGTCGTAGGCACGGCGGTTCGTGCGGTTGTGCACCTCGCGCTTGATGCTGTCCAAGTCGGGGGCATCATCGCCACGAACACGGCTCATGGGATGCAAGCCGGTGCGATTGCGACGACCTGACTTGCCAGTGGCTACACTGTCAGATACATTCGATTGAGCTTTCTTTATTCCTATTGTCAGCATATCTATTCTATATATAATGGCAAAGATAGGTTTTTACGCCTATCTCTGCCGTTTAAGTTTATACATCTCGCATGGTTTATCCATGCGCCACATGTCCTGTGCGGCGCAATATATTGCGCCGTCCTCTTACTTATCTTTCAGCTTTTTAAGCTCCACAAGCACCTCATCAAGGTTCTTCTGTAGCTCGGCCTTCTCAGCAGGATCTTTCGTATAGCTCATCGCCGTACGGATCTGTTGGACGGCTCCGATATACGTGTTCACCTCCTGCCACTTAGCAAAGTCCTTGCTCTTGATGAGGGCGTTGAACTTCTTCTTGCCGTCTACGTCGCCGGTCATGTAGTCTTTCTTATAACCGCTGAACTCGTTCTGATGCCTGTCGTTCTCTTCGCTGAGGTCGTAATACCAGTCGGGAAGTTTCTGCTTGCCGCCCTGCTCCTTTTCACGCGGCGCGGTGACAATCCTGTTCACCACTGGTATCTCCTGTGCGTCGGGAGCAACGCCTTTACTCATGGCTTTCCACGCTATGCCACCCAAACCAGTCACGAAGCTGTAAGGACCACCAAGGTAACCTTTCATCAGATGATCAACGATGGCAGGGTTATTTGCCCATTTCAGCCAGTGAATGTCCTTTGCCGTGAACGTCTCAAGCCAACCCTGCCTGTGGTCATTGCCACCGGTGATCTCGTTGATGCCTTTCGATGCACTCACAAGGAAAGACGGAGTGCCAACGTAAGCCTTCTGCCATGCTGGCTCGTACTTGTTCCACTCGCTGTCCTTATAGATAGGCCGTCCCGTGAACTCCGTATTTGCGGCTACCTGAGCTATTGGTTGAAGCAGCGAAGGCATGAGGGTCACCATCGGATTGCCGCTGTTGCCGGTCATGTCGAGGGGTAGCAAATCAGCAGCCTGGCTCGCAAGTTCCAACGCTGGATTATCGTCGGCGTGGTCGTGAGTATAACTATACAGTGTCTCTCCGAAACCGTGAAGCATCCTGAATTCCTGAGCAAGAGGTATCATGCCAAACTTATGTGTGCCGGGTATCCAGAACACAAAATTGTTGCGCCTCTGCCAAGCGGGAAGGTTCCAATACTCATCAGAGGGGTTCCAGTCGTCGCCATCGTCACCTCCACCAAAAATACTTGCAGCAACACCTATCAGCAACGGCTGCATCATGCCCATCGATACTATGAAGCCTGCCGCAAGCGAGAAGCGCACGGGATGGTGCTTCACTGCCGAAGCCACGGTGTTCAGACCTTGGATAGCAGGATTGACAAAGATGTACAAATGTCTGAACGTGCTGTTGCCCAATTCGCCACTCCCTTTACGATTAAAATTAAGCGTTATGTTCTTAGCATCAGTCACGCTGTCACGCACCGTCTTACCGCCTTTCCTCGAAGTCATGTACGTAGCGAAACGAACAGTGTCCTCAATGCACCTGTTCACGTTCTCAACGCCGTCCGTGAAGTCGTGCCACAACTCACGCGGATCAGCATCACTGCGGTTCATGCGCTTCCACTTCTTCTGCATGTCAACCTTGTAACGCTCTATGTCTTTCAAAGACGTGTAACCCGTCTCGCCACCCTCGGTCATGAACTCATGGAACAGTCTTTCTGTTTCATTATTCATGTTCAGATTGCCGCTCTTGTACTTGTGCATAAGCCAGAACATCCTTGTCGGACCGCCAAGCAACGCCATATTGCCTTGGAAGCGTCGCGCATAGTCAGGACCATCTTTGATGAATGTGAGTGCCGTGGCCATGGTGTAGTCCCTAAGCAGGTTGCTCACCGTGAAGGCGGGGCTGAGGCTCGTATATGCCTGTCCAAGCCAGCGATTCACATTGGCGATTGCCGCACTCTCGTGGCTGTTCTCTGCGGCAAGTCTCGCCCTCGTGCCGTTGAGTGCCTGTGCTGCTCTCGGGTTGCCGTTGATGTACATCACGTATTCCTTGCCGTTCAATGACACCTTTACATGATGTTCCAAAGCCTGACTTTTCTTTATTGGAACGCTTATTTTTAAGCGTCCTTTCTTCTTCGTTGCCATTCCTTGGGATGCAAGTGCTTCCATATCTTTACCAAACTGATCCAGTAGGGAGGCTATCTCATCGGCGGTAGCATCTTCCGGAATGTCTGGGAACTCCTCACGCCAGTCCGCATCTTGTTCCGTGCCGTAGTTCCTGTACCACATGTCGCTAATGGTAACAAGGTTCGTCGGGTGGTTCTCGACAAAGCCCAAGAAGGTCTGCTTCACCTTATTCTTGTTGCCCTGTACGATAGCACTCACGGCCATACTGCCAATATAGGCGATTGGGTTATCAGCCTCGCTGCGTCGGCCACGGGCTTTTTTCACAGTCGGAGAGAACACATCGCCACCATTGTTCCTTATCCCAACGTAGTCGTAGATGTCGTCGGCGGTCTCGTCCTTCCAGCCACGCAGAGGTATGTAGTAGTCGAACATGTCTCTAACCTGCTCATAGTTAGCCATGCTCACGATACCGCAATCCTTAGCTTTCTTCAAGGTCCATTTCGTGGCGGCGTTGGTCTTTTGCCAAAGGTCACTGGTGTCTGACTTGCTTTCCATCGCACTCACGATGGATTTTGCCTCTGCCTCCGCGTCCTGAACGTTGTCAGTGCCTGTCAGCTCCGTCAGGCCGGAATAGTCCTTCTCGCGGTACTGCTGATAGAAGTCGTCATATTCCTTCTCCATGAAGTCGGCAATCGTCTTGTTGCTGTTAGGGTGAGTGTTCTGGTATTCAGCAAAACGCAGTTTCTGTTTCTCCTGATACTCATCCCAAGCTGCCTGTGCGTCCCGCTCGGCAAATACTTCATTGCGCTCAAGTCCGTGCTTAGCCATCATATATTGCACTACGTCACCAACGCTGACTTTGGCTGCTTTGGCCAGTGCGTTCACAGAGTCAAGCAGCGGATCATAATAGTTCCGTGTGAATACTTCTTCCTCAGTCTTGCTCTTACCGTGCATGCGATTTTCCTCCTCATAGGCATCCTCGTATGGTTTCAAGGTCTCACCGCGCTGTTTCAGCACGGCCTTCTGCAAGTTCCGGACATTGATCATAGAGTCCTGCCAAGCCTCGCGGATGATATTCTTCTTCTGGTTTGCCATCATATCGTAAGTAACTCGCGCTGTATTGTCGTCGTCTTCAATACTGTCCCTAAAAAGCAGTTCAGGAGATATTCCCTCCGTCACCTGCTCAGCCTTGCTCAGCAAGTCCTTCTTGCCCCATACTGAAGGCTCTGAAACATTTTCGCCTTTATTGACACCACTTTCAGAAGATTTCCCTAACTTTGCACCCGAAGATGCACCGGGAGCGACAGCCGTGCTCCCATGAGTGCCATCAGCGGGAGCCGTGGTGGTGGCAGGAGCATCTTTATTATAAGCCGTCAGAACCCAGTTCTCGTCGGCTATTTTTTTGCCTCTCTCACGGATATTCTTCCTTATGGTTACTACATATCCGTCCTTTTTCAAGACAACCTTATCGCCGTTCTCAAAGTCCACCTTACCATTATTGATAATGTCATTAAGACGATTTGCAAAGTCTGCTTTATTCTTGAAGTCCTTGTCATTGATATGCTTCTTCAGGATATGACAGAGACCGCCGCCTTCATTACCCCATACGAGGTCGATGTCGCCAATGCCGTTCCGGTGCCATACACCCTGCAAGGCACCGCCACGAACTCTGCTCAGGAAGTTTATGCCTTCCATCACCTTACCCTTGAATTGAGTATAGATGTTGCCAAAGTAGCCTTTTCCGGAAGGCTTGTAGTCCTTCTCTGCCACGCCGTCGCCTTCCGCAGCTTCCTGCTCCAGTTCCGTAGGCCGCTGCTGTGCAGCGGCATCCGTCTCCCCGTAGTTGCCCACTTTCAGCTCTGCCTGTTTGGCAACGTCCTCAGCCTCGCCGAGGATGCTGCGGTAGCGGCCAGGCTCTTTCAGGTTCTCATAGCTACGCCAAAGGATATACCGCAGCTCGTTGTCGGAAAGGGTAACACCCATCCCGGCAAAACCATCAAAGCCTATGGAGTGGAGCATCTTCAGGAACAGCGTCTTGATCTTCGACCAAAAGCTGTCAGGCATATGCTCAAAGTTTGTATTCTCGGCCAACGATGCAAGATACTCCTCCGTGGCAACATGGAAGTCGCCTTTATACTTCCTAAGCGCAAGGTCGGTAATACGCTGTCTCACGTCCATATCGGCAGCCTTATACACATTGTCAAGGAACGTATCGAAGTGGCTGCCAAACAACTGCCGCAGACCGTAGTGTGCAACGGCCTCATGAAGCAGCGTCTGCACGGCATCCTCAACATCGCGGTGGTTGTCTATGTTGATGACGATTGTGCCGCTCTTACGGTCATAGTACCCCTTTGCGCGTGCTTTCCGGCGCTCCTGCTTCGTCGCCTGTTCGGTAAGCTGCTGTGCAGCACTCCTTATCTCCACGTTGTCCAAATGCAGTTTCTCTGCCAGCTCCTTCACGGCCGCAGCCATGCTACGACGCTCACGTGCAGCAAAAGCCTTGCGCTGCTTGGCAGTGCGAGCCTTCTCACCAAGCATCTTCACAAACGGGTCGTTTATCATGCTCAGCTCATCATCGCTGTACGCTCCATTGCCCTCACGGGAAAGTCCGCTTTGGGTGGACGGGTACTTACGCTCCCAGTCCTCTACCATCTTGGTATGGGTAATTGGAACGCCTCGCTTCTCCAGCTCCCTGCGCAGCGATGGTGTTACAGTATTGTCGGGTACTGATATATTCTCACCTTTGAGCATGCCAGCAACCTTGTCGGCAACTTCCGCGTCCGGAACGACACGGACAACCTTACACCAACGTGAAAGGATGACCTTGCGCTCTTTCTCTTTGGGGAGTTTGCTTGATACCGGACCAGCGTGCCATGACATTTCACCAACAGGATCCTTGGCTCCATCAGCATGATAGCCGGAAGTCAACTCGCTCTTTGGTATCTCTACCTCTACTGTAACAAGGTTCGGACGCTTGTATGCAGAAGAGAATTGGTCATTCAGTGGCGAGCGTGATGTATGCCAATATGGGTTGTATGCTGCTGGTACTGATCCAAGTCGCTTACCGGATGCATCCTTGCCACCCTTGTTAAGCGTGAACAGTCCATTCTTGGCAAGTTCCGGGTGCTCATCTGCTCTCAGCCACTGGCCAGGCTCTGCTGGTTCCACAAGGCTGCCATTAACCTTTGCGGCCATAGGTGGGTACAGCTTGCCGTCTATCAGCTGCATAGCTCTGTACACTTTGACCTTTGGCTCCTTATCCAGTCTGTCTAACTCTTCTGGGTCGTCTTCGATACGGTATAGCACATCGTCTTCTTGGCTCTTATCGTCTAAGTTTGAAGTGGCAACCTCCTTGTCCATCTCGGCATACTTCTTCTCCTTCTCGTCGAGTTCTGCATTCATCTTTTTGGTGTACTCGTCAACTTTCTGCTTGGCTGCTTCAAGCTGCTCACCATATTCAAATTGCTTGCCCTCACGGCTCTTGATCATAGTCAGCTCCTTGGTCAGACGGTCTGCCTCTGCTTCGGCACGCTCCTTGCGATCGCGGAAGTCATTTCCCGTAACAACGTTCTGCTCGATATCTTCAAGGGCATTGCGGAGCAAACTGCCCTTAACGGGTATATCACTCAACGAAAGCTCAGCACATGAGTATGTCATTCTGCGCTTCACAACCTCAAACAGATTGCCGCGGCTCTCGCCCATATCTTTATATAGGTGGAGTCTCACCTTGAATGTATGACCATCGACGGTAACGTCCAACACATGGTCGGCACTCTCTGACTTATGTGAACGGATATCGTCCTCACTGGCCTTCACCTTCTTGTTGAAGTCTTTGATAAAGTCGCCCATGGCATCTACGCCGGCAAAGTGTTTTTTGCCCACAACGATACCTTTCTCCTTGCTCTTGGACAGTGCGTCAAGGGCATTGGCAGATTCACGGGAACGCTTTTTGGCGGCTTCAATCTGTCCCTCCAGGCGGGGCTTCTGAGAGTGGATATAAACCTGGTCGGCCTCCCACTGCTTCTTCTTGCCCTCGTACTTGCGCAGCTCGCGCTCGGCCTGCTGCTTGAGAAGAGCATACTCTGAACCGCTCAGCTGGGCTACGGTATCGCCGAACTGGTCTTCCTCTTCCTCGATGGTTCGGTTCTCCATAGAGTTACTCATAAGATCCTTGCCGTGCATGATGCTGTCAGCGATGGCACCCTTGGTTTTCAAACGCTGGTAGGCGGTAACGTCCAATGAGTCCTCTACGCCAAAACGTATCACCTTCACGGGGATGTTCCATTCCTTGTGAAGATTTCCTTGGCGCAAGATACGACCGTTGCGCTGGGTATAGTCCATAGGTCGGTTGGGTGCGTCGAGATGGATGAGGGTGTACAGACGCTCCTGCATGTTAACACCGGTGCCAAGGGTGGCGGTCGTACCAAGCACAACACGCACCTCACCGGCATCAACCTTGTCGAAGATAGCGGTCTTCTTCTCAACGGTCATGCCGGGCTTGATGACGACAATCTGCTTTTCGGGCACACCGGACTTCACAAGTTTCTCTTTGATGTCGTCGAAGAGGTTGAAGCCGCTGTGCTTGTTCTGATAGTTGTCGGCAAAGATGGCAACGGTGCCCTGATACTTCTTGCTCTCATCAAGGGCTTTAAGCGTCTCCCTCACACAGGCATTGGTCTTGCTGTGCTCGTCGTCCTCGGCATCGGACTGCACAAGACGCGGGTCTACGGCGGCGGCCTTGGCTATGCCGTACATCATCAGAGGAAGGGCAGAGTGTTCTTTCTTCTCCTTGCCGCTCATGTTCTCATAGTCCTTCAGCTGCGCGCGCACATACTTCATGATGGAGCGCAATGCACGGGTCTGTGGTAGATAGATGTCCTGAGCCTTGCCGCCCTGCATCTGTGGTATCTTCGCTTGAAGGTCGGCTATCTCTGAGGACAGGACGGTATCACTAACACCGCTCCATATACGTACCAGCTCCGGAAGGTTCTGGTAACCTTTGAAGCGGTTGTTCTGCACAAACTTGCCCGCAGTGTTGAACTCGGGTATCTGACTGATGTCGCCGAAGTTTCTCACGAAGTCGTCAAAATAGTAGATACCGTAGTCCTTCATCATGTCCTCGGGCATGAGATACTTCATGAAGGTCCATATCTCTGCAGCTGTATTGCTGATAGGGGTACCGGTGGCAAAGATGATGTTCTTACCGCCGGTCTTCTCCATAACGCTCTGACATTTGAGATACAGCCCCTGGCATTTCTTTGAATAGCTCGGGTCTACGCCTTTCACACCGCGCTGCATGGCAGTGGCAAAGCCAAGGTGCTTGTATTCGTGAGCCTCATCAACAAGAAGGGCGTCGATGCCCATGTCGTCGAAGTTCGCAACGTCGTCAACCTTACGGTCAAGCATCTGCTCGGCTCTCACCTTGGCGTTCTGCCGTGCAACGGCGGCTTTCTTGCTGTCTTTCTTCTTCTCTGCAACCTGCTCGGAAAGGGTGTTCATCTCTTCCTGCAGTGTCTCAAGCTCTTTCTGGGCACGGCGCATCATGATGGGGTCGTCGACATCAGCCTCGGCCATCTGACGTAGAACCTGCTCCTTCTCGGCTATCTTGGCCTGCACGAAAGCAAGCTGACGCTCCTCTGAATCGGGGATCATGTCAAGGACGCTCTGAGGAATGACAACCATATCCCAGTCGTTGTACTTGATCTTAGCATAGAAAGCCTTTCGTCCTTCTGCGTTGCGGTCCTTGCTCTCAATGGTCAGTATCTTGGCATTGGGATAGAGGAACTTGGCTGAGGATACGAACTGTCCTACGGTGGCGTTCTGAACGACTACCATAGGCTTTCTTGCCGTACCAAGACGGCGCATCTCCATGGCAGTAGAGATAAGGGTGAACGTCTTACCGCTGCCTACCTCATGGGCAAGCAGAACGTTCTGCGTCGTACCGCGTATGGCGGCTTTTGCCTGGTGGGGACGAAGGACTATCTTATGGGTCGCGCCGGAGAAGTACTTGGGCACAAAGCTGTCGGGTATCTCCTTGGGGACGTAGTTGTTGAACTGGTCGTTATAACGTTCCTCATATTTCTTCGACAGGTCCGGGTCCTGCTGCATCTTGCCACGGGCCCAGTCCTTGAAGTCCTGACGTATCTCATCTATCTTCTCTCCGCAAAGGCGGGTGGCTTCTTTGTCGGTGATGGTCTCAGTGTGGCCGTCATAACTCTTCTCCGTCTTCTGTACAACAATGGAGGTGTTCTTCATCGCAGCGATGATGAGCTCATGACCGAACACGGTCTTACCAACAATGGAGCTGGTAACGCCAAGCATGCGGTTCTTCTCATTGCTAAGACCATAGGAGGGAGCAGACACGGCCCAGGTGCCGTCGATATTGCGGGCTTTCACCTTAATGCCGGTCTTTTCCTCGATGTACTGCTCGTACAACTCTGGATCGAGCCATGATGAGCCAAGAGAGTATTCTATAAGGTGCGACGGGATATTCATCGGTATCACCTTCTGCAGGGCCTTGATATTCGCGTCGTAGCGACCGCCCTCATTCTCTGCCTGGTGCAGCTTCTCACGAACGTTGCCGCTAAGGTACTCGTAGCTCACCACAGTTTCACCGCTGACAGGATCCTCAAAGCCTAAGCCTTCATCAAGGATGGATTGTTTCACTTCCTCCCGGCTCTTGCCAAGCTCACCGGCAATATAGCCAAGGTCTATACGACCATTCTTGTAGATGGACGTGATAACGCCGTCCTTGACTGTCGTAGGATGAGGCCCCGACTCTTTCTCAACAACGCGCTGGCTGAAGATGTCGCTCTTGGTGTATTTAACAAGACGCTTGCCGTTCTTGTCATTGTATTCCTCAAAACCCTCCAGGGCTGCAGTGCCGCTAAAGTCCATATCATTCTTCAAGAACGAAATGGCGGTATTCTTGTTCAGATGGCCATAGGTGTTGACAAACGTGTCATAGGCGTTGTTGAACTCGGCTAACAGTGGCTGCAAGCCTTTGTTGTCATCATGCTGAGTCTGATAGTCCAGCACCTTCTTAACGGCATCCTTGATACGCTTGTAAGCATTGAAGCACTCTACTTTGGTATGGCCCTTAACCTTGTTACTGTTGACAGCCAAAGGAACGGCCTCACCATAGGTGGCCACACACAGCCTGCCCTGCTTGTCCACAAGCATGCTGCCTTCCTTCACGTCGTCGCCAAGGGTATCATAAACCGTGCTCTCCTGTGCATCGTCCGTGAGGTTCTGTGCGCTGGCAGCGTCCTCACCTTGTTCCTCGGCCTGCCGCTGTGCGGATGCATACATCTCGCCCAAGCCTTTCACCCAGGCTTCCATGCGTTTCTTCTGGCTGATGTTGCTAACAGGATAAAGGCTCTTGCTCGAAGGACGGTAGGTGTCGCCCTTCTCACCGGCAAGATACATCTTGCCACCCATGTTTTCAGGATGGTCAATGAAATACTGGTTGTAGTCAACAGGCAGCTCCTTGTCTCCATCAAGGCGGTCGTGGTATGTGCCCATGCGCTCTACGCCAACCTTGCTCACGTCAATGGCCATAGGCGACTTCTTGCCGTCTACGCGCTTGCGTACAACAATGATATCGCTTGTGGCTGAGGTGCCGCCGAAGGTCTCATTGTTCATGCGGAAGGCTCCGATAACATCTGCGTCGCCATCGTTCACAAGCCAGTCGCGGAGCTTCTGACTCTTATCCATGGTGCCGCTCGAGGTAATGAAGATACCAATGCCGCCCGGTTTGAGCTTGCGAACATTCTTGGCAATACAGAAGTCGTGAATGTCGCCGAACTTGCGGCTGAGGTCTTTATCGCCTGTTGTGTCGTTAACATGAAGACCGGTGACAAAAGGAACGTTAGTAATGGCAAGGTCTACGCTGCCATTACGTACTTTTGTCTGCTCAAAACCTTGGATGTCTGTTTTGGCGTCGGGGTATAGAAGTCTGAGGATACCACCGGTTGTGCTGTCTATCTCAACGGCCTGTATGTGGCTGCGCTCGCTCATGTCTGTGGGCATGAGACCGATGATGTTGCCTATACCGGCACTGCCTTCAAGCACATTGCCGCCCTTGAAACCAAGAGCACGGGCAACGTCCCAAAGGTTGTCTATAACGGTGGCGGGAGTGAAGTAAGCACTGTTGCGGCTCATCTCGGCCTCTTGCCATTCCTCATCGCTAAGAAGGGCTTTAAGACGGTTGTAATAGGGATTGCGCGCTCCCCATTCGGGTTCCTTGAAGGCCTTGCCAAGACCACCCCAACCACTGAAACGCCGGAGCACCTTCATCTCCGACGGAGTGGCCTGACGGCCTTCGTCGGTGATCTTGTGCAGCATTTCGATAGCGGCTATATTAGCCTCTATACGGTCATCAACACCCGTGGGAGCGTAGTCCTTTCCACGCTCCGCATGGTTGTTGTGCTGGTTCAGTCGCTCGCCAGATCGTACGGGCTGCTCGTTGCGGCTGAGTACTCCTCGAACGCCTGTGCCTTTTCTTTCTCGGTCAGATCCTTCACGTCCTTGTGAAGTGCCTTGGCCTTGTCTTTCAGAATGCTCTCCCGGGTGATCACTGTCGGACGGCAGTCCTTCGGGGCGAAGCTCATCATTTCTCTGTAATCCATCTTCTGCTTGTTTTTGATTAGTACTGTTGTCGTCAAAGAGCTCATCAAACTGCGACGGCTCCTTCTCCTTCTGCTGCGAAGATACAACTTTTTTCTTTTCATTGTTCTTCTTGCCCTCAGTTTTCTTGCCCGTCATGGCTTTTTTTATCGTGTCGGTGGACTTCTTTTGCTCTTCTGCCTTATTCCGAGCCTCAACGAGTGCAAAGTGGTCGGTCATACTGCCACTTCCATGCAAAGCTGCTTTAGCTTTCGACTTCACAGCATCGGGGAGGTCAAGAGCATCAATATCAGCGTCAGTCCATGCTTCTGTTCCTGCCACATTGTGATTACTTTCTTCCTGGCTATTAAGGGGCTTATTTGTCTTGAACCCATTATCCATGAACTCCTGTGCGGCCTCACGCTCGCCAATGGCACGTGCAAGACTACGCGCATAGTCCACATGGTAATGAACGCCGTAACCTTCTCCGGAGGTCTCACCCTTGTCAAGCTTGCCCTTGTAGAAGTCTATAACATGGTCGCGGGTGTTGATAATACCCTCGACGGCCTGTCTGCCATCTTTCTTATAAATGCCGTCAAGCTGCTTCATCATATTATCATGGGCAGCTTTGGTATCGGCATCCGCATCATTGTCTGTGAAGTGCTCGTTAAGACTCGTAGTGCGGCCACGGCTCAAATCTGCCATAAGACCCATCACGTCCACTTGGTGCATCTCCATCTGCTTGTTGGCTTTCTTCTCCACCGCCTGCTCATTGCTCACCTGCTCGGCGGTATCAAGAATGGACGGATGAACGTCATCACCATCCTTGCCGATGGTGGCAACATTGAACTTGCTCACAGTATCATAGTCGTCCATCTCCTTATCAAGGCCATTGCCTGTAATCTCCGGCCTTACGCTCTCAACAACCTTGCCATTCTCATCGGTAATATCAGCGCCAACACCGGCCTTCAACAGTTTCGGCAAATAGGTATCTAATGACCACTTCGGGAAGCCTGACATATAATTACCGCCTCGGCGCTTCGTTAAAGTAATACCGAGTATCTCGCTGGCCTTCTTAGCGTCATCACCATAAAGCTCGTAGAAGTCTCCGGCTCTCTTAAGCAAAACTTTCGGTGCCTCTCCGTTCTGTGCGCTGCCCTTTAGGGCTGCTTCCTTCACGCTCTTATATTCTGCAAACGGCTTTGTCTTCCGTGTTGAGCTATCCACCCACTTCTTGAAGTCCTCACGGCTCACCTCGGTAACGGGGCCTACCTTCCATCCATCTTCATACTGTCCCTTGTAAGCCTCAACAGCGGCTTCCTTGGATGGGAAACCGTACATCACTTTGTGTTCGTCGAACTTGCCGGTCTTCTGGTCTATCTGGTCAACGACATACACATTACCGCTCGTCGGATTATCTGACAGGTACACGTCGATATGGTCGCCGTCAACGCCCTCAGTACCCTTGATATACCCGTAGTCGTAGTGCATGGGCACACTCCATGCCTTACCCGATGCGTCCTTGCCGCTCCGGGTTGAGCCCTTAGGGTTCTCAATGGTGATGTCATAGCCATCCACCTTGATATGTCCCTTCTTATAGTTACCGGCCTCTTTCTGTTTCTCGCTCGGCTCGGTATTCACGCCTTGCCGCTCCGTCTCCTTCTTCTCAGATGAAGAAGTCGCTCCTATACTATCGCCACTATGAATACTATAGTCTCTATGGCTACTATCGCCTCTATCGTCTACTTCCTCATCATGGCTTTCAGTTCCTCCTGCACCGTCGGCTGACCCGCTTCCGCTCTCAGCTCGTTCGCGTCCCTTACCATCTGTTGGGCTTCCTTGTCTCCCTTCTCCGCTCTGGCTATTGTCGTCAGCCACAGCATTGCTTCCGTTCTTTCCATTTTTCTCTTTATTTATTGGATTATATTCTATGTTGAAAATACGCTTGATGGCCTCCTGACGGTCTTCCTGCTCGCCAAGCGTCGTACCACCAAACAAGTCGCCTTGGC